AAACACATTGAAATAGAGGTATTTGGTTGAAAGTCTTTCCTATATTTCACACTACGTGCCAAAGCGCAAGCGTAAAAATAAAAAAGGTCTACTTTTGCTTGAGTAGACCTTTTTACTGCTTAACGTTAATAGCCGGGGGTAGCTAAGAAAAAGATTGCATACCTGCGAACTAATTGCAACTAGAAAGTCAGGGGTTTTTGGGTTTGATCAAGGTTGTGTAGATTGCGAATCCTTTGCGCTTGCCATGAAAGTTTCGCTCGATATTAATCGGCCTATATCCATACTTTATGGCGTAATCTACTAAGAAACGGAAGTCATAGGCATACCCATAAGCGCTGTGATCTCGAAAACTACCGATTTCAGGCCACGCGTGGAGTAGGACGCCCCCCGGCCTAACGACCACATCACAATTATCAAAAAACATCTGTTGGTTTTCTACGTGCTCTGCAGTACCCCCATTGATAACCATATCAAAGTATGCATGGTATTTCGGATCTATAGGTTGACATAAATCTGCTAGAACGTCTGCTCTGCCGTTGATATCAAATGAGATCACTTCTCCCCATGTTTTGCGCAAAACACGGTTAGCCCGGCGTTTACCTAAATGACGCATAACCAGATCGCCCATTAGGGCTAGTTTGGCCTCTTTTCGGTTAATCTTTGCTTCTTTTAATGCATGCTTAATAAGCGGTAGTGTGTATTTATTTATCCCCATGAGTGACACCAAACCAGCCTGATCCATTAGGGTTCCATACCTGTTTTTTAAAGTTGTGAATATGATAGAAGTAAAGACCAGGCATAGAATAGAGCATATACCCTGCCCGTCCTAGAGCCCGTGAATATCGATTATCGACCCCCATAAGTCTCTTTCTGGTCTCGTCAAAACCCCCTGCAGCTTTCCACGCAGTCTTATTGGTCAGGATAAAGAAGCCACTCAAGGCACCCGGTATGCGCTGGATAGTAGTTTCCTTCAGTACCCCTTTTTGGTCTACGACGCTATGCTGGTGAAAAAGTTTTTTGGCATAACAGATGTGATCAATCACATCATGGTTTTGAGGGGGTTCAGGAGCCTTTTGTTGGGGAGCACCAATGCGGTTAGTAACGCAAGTTATCCATCCTACTTTCTCTTTTCTCAAATGATTAATGGCATATAGACACATATCATGCCAATACGCATTACAGTTATAAAGATCCCAATCTAGAAACAAGACCCAATCAGTTTGTGCTCTGGCCATGGCTATATTATATGCCCGAGCAAGTTTTCTACCTGGTTCGTATGGGATATATACGGTTATTTCGTTCTGCATAATTATCCTCTTGTGCGACTGATAGAAGCATCAATAAAGTTGTAATCTTTAAGAATGATACCTCCTAAGTACATGTTAATATGTGCCGCGATATTGGCTGTCTTGTTAACCAAATGCTCAAAAGGAACATTAATATAAGGAATGTTATCCCGGATTAAAACATCTAGGGCTTGGTTGTGGTAGAGCTTAGCAAGGTCCACGAATTGGCCGGGATAGAGCTTTTCTTTATTCCCTCGGTTGCGCATGCTCTGGGCGATAGAGTCATATTTGCGTAACGTCAGAATGATTTTGACCTGTCTAGAATCTATTCCAGCTTTAGCAATAGCCTCGATCCAAAACCGCAATGTAAGGCATGTTCGAGGATCTTTCCAGCCCCACAACTGATAAATATTATCATAGTATCTAATGAGGTTTGCCATTTGATCAAGATGCTTTTCTCTTATCTTTTCTATATCCCAAGCCGGGATGATAGGCTTAAAGGCTTTAACCCTATGCCCCCCCTCCCCTAGTATTTTGTCATTCAATTGCCTAAAGCGTTTATTCTCGAAAAATCCTTTAGGATTCTCACGCATAGGTGGGGGATAAAAGTCTCTATCCTCCCCCATAGTAACGCCATTAGAGTGCAGTAAACCAGCGAGTGCCGATGTGCCAGATCGATGCATACCCACAACTATTACGAGCATAAAAAAGGGACCTTTCTATCGGACGATATGCCACCACACGAACCGTTTAAAGTCGAAATCCTTTTTAAAGGTCTCTTCTACGGCGCGAGTGACACCAAATGACCGATTGTAGCCTTTGACATGATAGTCATGGCCTGATAGCAACCCCCCTGGTTTGACTTTAGGTAACCATGTTTTGATATCTTCAATGACATATTCATATGCATGGTTACCATCGATGAAAATAAAATCTAATGATTGATTTTCGATAAGCTTTGCAGCCTCTTTGCTATAGAGTTTCATAAGGCTAAAACGTTCTTCATATGGTTTCATTCTAAACAGGAACGTTTTCATGACTTGATTGTAGTTTGCATCATGAAACTTGGCTTTATTTGGATTAAGCGTTTTGGTTTGTTCGGGATAATGTTCGAAAGGATCAACACAGATCAATTGCTGGATGGTAGGCAATGCCTGTAACAAACGAAAAGAAGTATCCCCCTCAAAAACACCGATCTCAGCACCTTTTTGATGTGGCCTATCCCTCAGGAGATTAATCAAAATGTTCCATCGTTTATTTTGTGGACTCATGAAGTACCCCGTCATAATCAATCGGCATGCTGTCGCGCCAAGTGCTGGTACAGATGATTTTAGATTGGTTTATTCGGTTTTTATGAGTATAAGCCAAATCAATAATTTGCTGCAATGATTCATTATTCAGTTTGATAGGTTTCAACCCTAGGGTGTGGATGTTTTCCATACATGCGCTAAGGGAATTTTCTGCAGCCTCCACACGTGGATTATTGTAGTGTCGAATTTTGGCACCTGTAAGATTCTTAATCTGTTTAGCAATGTCTAGGATGTTTAGCTGTTCGGTCGTTTGGTTCCACACCTTGACCCTGCCGTTTTTTGCAGGGGGATTTTCAACGGCAAGCTGGATGCATTGTACGGTATTTTGAATATGCACAAAAGCACGAGTCTGGCCTCCAGTACCATAAACGGTCAAAGGATGGCCTACGGCACTTTGCGCAATCCACCTGTTCAGAACGGTTCCAAAGTCACCGTCATAGTCAAATCGGTTGACGAGTCGCGGATCAGAGCTTGTAAGATCTGTATCAATCCCCCATACGATCCCCTGGTGCAAATCCGTTATGCGCAACCCATCATTTTTTTGGTAAAATGCAAAAAGCTGTGCATCCAAAACCTTAGTCATATGATAAATACTGCCAGGATTTGGGGGGTAGTAAATTTCTACTGGTTGCTGGTTTAGGGTATGTGTAATAGGGTCTACCATTAAACACTTGATATAGCCCTCGGGAATAGAAATTCCTGCAGTACCATAACCGTAGACTCCCATAGTCCCTAGATGAACTACATGGGCATCTGTTTTAGTCTCAACAAGCGCATTTAGAAGGTTGTGGGTCGTTCGAATGTTGTTTTCAATAGTATATGCCTTGTGTCGTGAAGATCGCATGGAATAAGGAGCACTGCGCTGTTCCGCAAAATGCACAATGGCCATAGGCTTAATACGTTTCATCTCCTCACATAAGTTAAGATAGTCGCGAGCAATATCTAAATAGACATGTTCAATAGACTTGTGTGTGAGCTCATTCCAGGCTGCACAACGTCCCTCAATCGACTCAATAGGGGTAATGCTTGTAATAGCCTTTTCGTTGTCTATGTCGCGCCTGACAAGGTTATCAATGATAGTGACAGAATAGCCTAAGTTACTTAGGTGTAACGAAGTAGGCCATCCACAAAACCCATCGCCTCCTAGAATAATAATGTTACCCTTGCTCATTTTGAGGTTTTCCTTTCATGCGGTCGATTTCCTTTTGAAATAGCTTTGCACAGTCATCTTTTCGTAGTTTATGAACATTACCACACCAAATGGCGTCTTTGGGTTTGTTACGGCCTGGAAGTCCGTATTTTACGGGTAGCCTTAAGGCCTCAAGTCTCTTATCTTTGATCGCGGATTGATAGGCTTGCCAACAGCTTGTCTGTCCCCAACCAATCGGACGTTCTAAAGGGGGAACCATACAAGCAATCCTGATCCAATCTGATAACCAGTAGCGTGTGTTAGGCGTCGGAAAGATGGCTATCATATCAATTGTGATACGTGCCTTGATGGGGTTTATCTTTGGCCTAAGTTTCAGCCCAACTTCGTAGCCTTTCATTTCGTCGATGATACTTTTGATATTAGCACGAAATAACGTGTCAATATCGAAATGAACAATCAAGGTTTGTGGCTCGTCTTTTAAGTGTTGAATCATGTTGTGTAGCCTTAAAACCCTCTCCTCCCCTGCTACCATTAATTTCCACGCCTTGTTTTCTTGAGACACATACCCGTGCTCAACTTCTTCACGCCACCGTTCTAGTTTCGCTACAGATACCTTTGCACGTTTTGACATTTTTGTGAGATTAAAGTCCCTCCTACGAATTTTTGTAAATGGGTAGCGGTAAATAAGATCGTCACGCATTGGATCCTTGATACCTACGGCATCAATAAAAAGGGGTATATGATCATCGGCATGGTGGAGGCAAAAGCTCTCAACGAACGTTTTGGCTAGATCATGCATGCCTGCGGTATAATATGTGTGAGCAATAAACATGCTAAACCTCTACCGGGGGAAGTGGTTTCAGTGGAGCACCTGTCATGTCCTGTCCATACTGTTTATTCACCCCGTACAGGCCCCATGTTTTGGGCACTCGCACGGGTTTGTCCCAGTAATCGAGCCGTTTGATGTTTAGGTATTCTTCATTCCTACTAGCTCGGTAGGCGCGTCGTAAAAGCGGTTCCATTTGATCTAGCCATATTCTATCTAAAGAAAAATACCATTGGTTTTTGAGGTCCCTAAGGCGCGGGATAACCATCATTGCAATTTCATCGAAGTATTGCGCGATAGACGGGTTGTAGCTTACGAGTCTAAAATCACCGGCTTGTCCGTCACGAATACCGGGGGTTTTGTGACTAAAGTTGATATAGATCGCGTCACGCCCACCCATTTCTTTGAGGCATGGCAAGTTTTCATTTAGGACTAGCTGACACCCTGAAATCTTTGCCTCTTGAAACACGTTGCCGACAGTCTCACGCCATGAGGCAAAGACGAAAAGATTAGATAGTTTGTATAGGTCTGCAATGGATTTTCGAGGAATAGGTTTGTGAATATTGATATCACATGTCCACAAGTAGTCCTCATTCTCAACTAGGCCTAGGTGGTTCATCCACTCTTTCTTAAGCCTCATTTCATCCATTCGCTTTTTACTGTTAGCATTGGCCAAAATGAGTGCTACGCGTTGCCCGCAGCGCTTTAAAGCCGCGAACATGTGGATCACCCCATCAATGCCTTTACTGTCCATTCTTGTCGTGCAAAAAGGGAACACTTGAACAACCTGTTTATTGGGCAGGTCCAAAATATCCGAGATCTTCCACACAATAGGGTCCATTTCATGGAAACTGCGGATATCCTTAGGATTGTAGACTGGGTGACATTGCCAAGGTTCCGCGTTATACATACGCTGAAGTCCGGGGAGTTCGAACGAGTTGAGATAAACGAGAAAGCTTTTAAGTGGGATTTGGTACCTTAAATTCTCAGGATAGCTCGCCGATAGATCCCGTGTAGTCCAACTAGAATGAATCCAATGACACCACCAAGCCTTTAGCTTCTCAGCAACCTCCCTCATAGCTGCCGATTGGGGTAGAAAATTTCCTTTGCGCTGGTAGACCATATCCGCGGTTAACACCACGTCATACGGTTCTAGGAACTCAAGGTAAGCCTCTTTAAACTGGGCTACCCTATCCGCAAAGGGCAGTTCCGAAATGGGGTTAGGAAGGCAATTCTTTTGATGTGGGTAAATGTCAGTTTTGCATTTCATGTTGACTAAAAAATCAAAATCAACACCATAACGTTCGAGCATTCGAGCGCGTTCGTGCCAACCGACATGTAGCGCGTAAGATGACTGGAACCCCCCAAAATGACTACAGATTGCAACCTTCATATTCTCCATAAACAATCCCCTCTTATGGTACTGCTTATCCCATAGATAAAAAATGTTGTAAAATTTGGCGTATTATAAACGAGTAGGTATGGGTTGGAAACCGGAAATTATTTAGAAGGTTGAGGAGGGTTTACGGCTCTGGGCAACCTCAAGACGGACCACGTCAACAAGATAGGTGCTTACACCTTTATCACTGAAGGCCCCGTTGAATTCCATCTCGTGCCTATACCATCCCCTATTCTCAAGTTCTTCTTTGCTAAATAGGCAAGCCTTATGCATGTAAGGAGTCCATTGGAGGGGCTCGGGGAAGGATAAGAACTGAAAATTATCACGCCTAACCAGCACAAATGCCTGTTTCGTTATATAAGGGGTTTGCATGTTTTTCCTTCTCTAGATCGCGTTTATATGATTCTAACAGTTCCAGGGCAGTATTTAAACGACAAAGTTTTTCGTTGGGGTTGTTAAGAATAGCTAGGAGATGCCTAATGGCGAAATCCATTTTCTCGGGCAGGTTATTGTTAGTTAGGACTTCAACTAGGTTGGTAATTTTGTGTTCCATCTTGATTTCTCCTTGACTTTCTTTGATAGTGATTGCCGCAGAGAATTTTGCAAGAGAACGGTAGATATATTTTATGGGATACTTTTTATATATTATTGTCGGAATTCGCAATACACTAAGTATATTCCTGCAGATATGGCAACTAAATCAATAATATGGGTATAGTGGGGGCCTTGGACAGAAAACGTTAAAATGGCATCTGCGGTGATCATAATAGAAAGCAATATGAAAGTGAATAAAATTAACCAGGGGTCCTTAACCATTTTTTAGATACGTTTCCTCAATCTCTTTTAGAGATTTGACAAGCTCATTTTCGACAACCGAAGTGACGTATTTCATTGCGTAAACTAATTCTTCTTTGAGGCAAGGCATAGTGACCGATACAAAGACCTTAGTAGTTTCGTATTGAGCAATTAGACTGTTTCACCTCTACCATACGTCACGTTTCCAGGTATAATCCCCTCAGGAAATATTCTAACATCTAGTATTTTGGTTTTGGTTTTTGGGTTTTTCTGGTCGGGGTATTGGTTTTCCCACTTAATCGTAGCACTCCGGTTTGTAACGGCTTTTTTGCTAGGCGGCATGGTGATCCTTTCTTTTTGTCTTGAGTATCATATATTTTTATGGGATACAATCTTTTGTTGCATCGTTGTGTTGGCAGTCACAATTTTTGTGTCACTATAATAATAGGAGAAACAAGGAGAAACAAGATGAGCGGCTATAGAATTCAGTTTGAAGTTACTTATAAAGGAAAAAAGGGGATAGGGCAGCATATAGGTGGGTTGGCTACCAGAGGAAAGCAAAATTGTGAATACTTGCTGATTGAATTCTACGATGGTGAACGTCTCATACGGACCCAAGAAGAGAAAAAAGAAGTGACATTTAAAGCATTATAATTTAGATTGTGAGGGATGGGGACAAAGGAGTATCCTATTAAAACTAATCTATGGGATACTACCCCCCTAGACAACCTCGCCTTAGTATGCTAGTCCCTCCCCATGAAATCACAGATAAAAATAGAAAAAGATGGGCTGTATTGCAGAGCAGATCCTGACCTAGTCGAGCCGGTTACCGAAATCCTCAAGTACAAACGCAGAGTTCGTAGGGTAACTCAATTCGGTAATCGGATTGAGTGGAAAGAGGCCTACTTCATTGATCGTAGGAATGGAAGGTTCCTATCAGGCCTGCTTGATAGGGTCACAACCCAACTAAAAGCGAAAGGCATTGACCATGACGTGGTAACTCCAGATTGTCTTGAGAGCTTCCTAGACTACGCTAGCAAGCCTGAACTTGACGGACTCACACTAAGACCTGATCAACTAAACTTAATCTCACAGGCCCGTAGATTTAGTCGGGGAGTGATTGTTAGTCCTACTGGTAGTGGTAAGACAATTACCGCACTAGGGATTATCAGCCAATGGCCAGGTGCACGATCTCTAATCCTAGTCCACCGAAGGGACATTGTAAAACAGTTCGTAGCACGGGCAAGAGCTCACCTACCCCATACTGAGGTGCAAGAAATTAAAGGTACAGATGCCTTTCTAAAAGGGGGCATCGTCTGCTCTACGATACAATCCATGTCACGATATCCTCTCAAAGAGACCATTGATCTCTTTGATATCGTAATTTGTGATGAGTGCCACCACGTAAGTAATCGACAAGGCATGTACGGTAGATTCTTGAATAGCAACCTGGCACCTGTAAAAATTGGCTTTACGGCTACTCTACCAACCGATAGGGCCACCATGCTGTCTATGGAGGCAATTTTAGGTCCAGTGATTGGAGAACTTACACTGAAAGAAAGCCAAGATAAAGGAATCATCGTGAAACCCTATGTAACGCTCGTACCCGTTCCTTATGACCTTGAAATAGGCGATCTCAAGAAGTATCGGGATATCTATTCTGAAGGCATCGTGCGCAATAGAGCACGCAATGCTCGCATTATAAAACTGGCTGCAGAACGCGCTAATAGAAACCTAACCTCAATCATCCTTATCACTGAAGTAAAACACGGGGACAATTTAATCAAACTAGCAGACAACATCGGGCTTGATGCAGAGTTTGTGCAAGGTGCGACTAAGTCAAAAGATCGAGATAAGATCAAAGAGCTTTTGGACAGCAAGAAAGTTGATTCGGTTATCTGCACGAACGTATGGAAGGAGGGGATTGACATACCGACCGTAGGAGCCATTTTTCTGGCTGGAGGTGGTAAGAGTGCTTTGAGTGTCCTTCAAGGTGTCGGTAGAGGCCTTAGAACGTCTGAAGGCAAAACAACGGCTGAGATTGTGGATTTTTTGGATCCCTATCGGTACCTTGCAGAGCATGCAATAGCTCGCATGACGGTTTACGCTGAAAAGGGTTGGTTTAAGTAGTTTGTGGGATACTTTATTAATATTTGATCCCCTGCCCTCCCCTAGTGTATAGTAGCCAAAACAACGGAACTGGAGTGCTCCAATGGATAACACGTCATTAGCTGTATTGATCTTCAGTGCTCTTATTCTTGCATGTAGTATCGGTTTAGAGTGCCGTAAAAGGGCACTAGAGAAACGGAAAAGGCAGACCAAGTTGAATGAGTGGTTTATAAAATATTCGTCAGAACAATCCCAACCTTGATAGGTTGGCCAGCTTAAACACTTATTTAGGAGATAATCAAAATGGACCATAAAAACCCTTATGCTAATGCAGAATGCTATTACTGCGACCTAGCGAACCAGGAAAGGCCTTGTTGGGGAGGTATTAGTCAGGTTGATGTGCAATACAATCAAGTCTATAAAGATATCTCCCCGATCAATGCTTGTGAGGGCCATACCCTCGTCGGCTGGACTTGTGGGCGTTATATTTTTCAGCATGAGAAAAAGGCAGTAAATGTTTGATGTAGTTTCTTATTTGGAATCTCGGGGGGTAGACTATTGGACAAGTGGTAACAATGTATCGGCCGGTTGGATAGCTATTTGCTGCCCCTACTGCGATGATAAAACAAACCACCTAGGTATTAATCTATCCAAAGGGCACCACAGTTGCTGGAAGTGCGGCGCGAATGGAACCCCTATAAAGCTAATTGCTATCATAGATAATTGTAGCTGGAAAGAGGCCTACAAGACGTGTAGGGCCTTTGAGACTGAAGAAGTCCCTGAATACCAGGAGTACCAAGAACAGCCTACTAGGGAGGTTTGCAAACTCCCTATAGGCCTTTTAGATAATCTACCCACTAGACATAGGCAGTACTTGATTGATCGCGGGTTTGATCCTGACGTTCTCCAAGATGAATATCATATTAAAGCAACGATGAATATCGGACCATACCGACATAGAATTATCATTCCAATTCATTACCAGCGAGAGGTTGTTAACTTCGTTGCGAGAGATATCACCGGGAACTTTGATAAGCGCTATCTGATGGCTCCCTCGAGAGATGTTAAAATAAAGCGTCAGAACCTCCTCTATGGCATTGATGACATAAAGCAATCCGTGGTCATTGTTGAGGGTATCTTTGATGCTTGGCGCGTCGGCAAAGGTGCCGTAGCAACCTTTGGAACACGCGTTACCAACGAACAATTAAATCTACTCTGTCGTAAAAAAATTCAAAGAGCATTCGTATGCTTTGATTCAGATGCAGCACGAACCTATGGCCACGAACTGACCAAAAAGTTGTCATATATTATCCCACATGTAGAGAATGTTATTATATCTGAAGGAGATCCCGACTCCTATTTCCTGAACAATTCAGATGATTTAAAGTCCATTCAATTTTTATTAAAATAATGTAGAATTGATCTTGAGTCTCTTTCAAATCTAGTTTTTAATAGGCCCTATCAAATCCTGTGAGCTGTTCTAGATTTACCTTCAACAATGAGAAAGGTTAGGCAGAGCTATCTTTAGGTAGCTTCTAAAGGCCTATTTACAAGTTATGGCGGATATAGTAACGCATGCGGAGTTAAGCGAGAGGAGGTTGATTAGTGCATCCTAATCCAGACCAGTCAGATACTGCTGTATTTATAAATGCCTTTTCCGACGATATTTATGCAACATTCAATAAAACAATCCTTTATGATTCTAGCATAAATCTAAAAGCCAAAGGCTTGCATTTTATGTTGCAAGCCTTAATGCCTAATACACTGGTGACTACCGCTTCACTTCTTGAGAACTGCACAGATGGCATTAAGTCCATTTATGCCAGTATAAAGATGCTGATGAAGTCCAGATACCTATACCGTGTACGACTACGCAAGACGGACGGTACGTTAGGGCCTGTAGCTTATGTTAGCTACCCAGTACCTACGCAGATTACTAGGTCGGCACTAGAGGACCTAGTGTGTAAAGCTAACCAGCATACTACCGTAGTACCTACTACAGAATCCGTAGAAACAGGCGGGGCTAATAAGACGTCAAATAGACCTCAAAATAATGACCCTAATTTTATCCCATACAAGCCAGAAAATGGGGGTCAAAATGGGGGTCAAAAATGGGTACCTAAAGCAAAAACTGATGTAGGTCCTAATACTACACAAAAAACTACTATAAACTTCAAAAATGCCAATGATTACCGACCACGACCCCAAAAGGGCCGTGTGGTTCCCCTTATAGTAGAAAATGAGGGCAATGAGAAACATGCCGATTTTGGCAAATTTGAAAAAAACCCAATGATTCCTTCCACGAAGCCAAAAGGGCCGTGTGGATCGCTAAGTACTTATAAGTTATTACACTCGGATCAGAATTTTGATAAATCAAAATCCTTTCCTCATTCCATAACTAAGGATCTGCAAGCAGATCCATTCTTGCTTGGAAAACCTTTCTACGAAACAAGGAAAAACTTGCTTAAGAAATCAATTAAAAATGTAGTTGAACTTATCTTTGAGTTCTGGAATGAGCAGAGCTCATTACAGACTCATCTGATCTCTTCGAAAACAAAAATATATAAGCATGTAACACATAGTATATACTCCTTGTTAAGTAATAAGTTGCCTACTGAGTCTGTAATAGCTAGTACTGACTATGTCAGTACTACCATTACAGAACCTCAGGAATTAAATACTCTTGTTGAGAAACAAGATAATATCCTTGATCAGAACACACTAAATACTCTTGTTGAGAAACAAGATAATATCCTTGATCAAAACAAACTAAATACTCTTGTTGAGAAACAAGATTTGCAAATGTTGCATGAGAATCTGCTTAAGATTGTAGAAGATATCAAACAAGCAATCCTTGATTACAATTGGTTGATTGCGGAACCGTTTACAAAGATCAAGGGTTCCGCCCGCCCGCAAGTTGTGGGTCTTGACGAATTTTTCAAGTTTTCCAGGTATTCAAATGACATTCGATCCTCTAACAATCACCCGTTACATGGCATTGAAAGTTGGTTTGTTGAATGTTCAAAAGGCCGTGAATATCTGGGGGATGCTTACGCGTTCCGTGTGAAAGAGGAAAATAGTTTAGTCACGGAAAAGCTTTTAGAACTTATAGGGCGAGAACGTCTTTTTGGCCGGGCAAATTTTGATAATTTACCTGTTTATGAGAGGAACGTATATGTGAAGGCTGCTAATCAATTACATGAATATGTTTTGAAGAACAGGCATAAATTACCAGCCAAAGGGACTTATGCAACTTGCATTATGGGGGTAATTGCTATATTGCGGAAAACCGAGGAGTGTAAAGATATCCATCCGGGGTTTCTTACCTCACCTCATATTTGGGCGAACCTAACAATCTACCTCAAGAGAAAGCAGATTATCAGGAGGTAGCGACGTGAAAGGGGTTATGAATTGACACTTAGAAGAGTACAAACAAAACCGCATACTGAAGATGAAATCATTACAGGGTTGATAACGAGTACCGATTTTATTCAGAAGGTAAGAGGGATTTACAAGCCCGATTATTTTGGCGACCAGGGGAGGTTGCTTTCAAAGTGGGTTTTTGATTACTGGGAGAAACAAGGGGAAGCACCAGGGGAGAAGATCATTAGTCTCTATCAGATAGCCAAGGATGATATAAAACCGGCCATGGCAGAGAGTGTGGCTAATTATTTGGAGTCTTTGAGTGATAGGTACCATCGTGAAACTGACGCGGATTACCTCCTGGAAAAATCACGCGAATTTTTTGAGGAAAGGGCCTATGAAAATCTTTATACTCGTGGAAGGGATTTAGTTTCAATAGGACGTGTCAAAGAGGCTATAAAGCTTCATAGGGAGTTTGTGTTTGAAAAGGAGAATCTTAGTAATTGGGATAATCCAAATGAACCTGAGGTTGTGACGGATCATGTTCTTGGTGGGGATGATCATTCGAATGAGCTGTTTAAATTCCAAGGGGCATTAGGCGAGTTATTAGGTCCGTTTGAGAAGGGATGGCTTGTGGCTATTTTAGGGCCGATGAAAAGGGGGAAATCGTTTTGGCTCCTTGAAGCGTTGTTTCAGGCTGTCATCCACAAAAAACGGGTAGCTTATATCAACCTGGAAATGTCGAAAAGAGACGCTATTTCTAGGGTGTATAGACGTTTATTCGGCAAATGGAAGGATACACCACCTAAAGTGCGATACCCTCTTTTTGATTGTGTCCATAATCAGGTTGGATCGTGTCCAGTAAGTCAGTATCGAGAAAATGATATTACATTGTGTTTGGATGATATTGACCGGGAAAAGCCGAAATGGGGTACCGCTGGGTTAGGTGATTATCGAGTTTGTACCTATTGCCGAGAAAACGCTGAATTGAGAAAACATTATTGCGTTGATGTTTGGTATAGCTGGTACAGGCCTCAAGGTGAGTATTCATTGAAAGCTGTGAAAAAAACCATTGAAAAATTTAGGGCACATTATGGGGATCGTTTGAGGATGATAACTTACCCGGCCTATTCGGTGACCCTAGATGATATTTTAGGGGGATTGGACGATCTCATGTACACAGAAGGATATCACCCGGATGTGGTCATTTTAGATTATGCTGACATAGTTAAATCGCCTTATAAATTTCATGAGGAGCACGAGTTTACTGATGCATTATGGAAACGAATGAAAGGGGTTGCCTTAGATCGCCATCAATTATGGATAACAGCGACACAGGCTAACCGTGATGCCCTTGAAAAAGAATTGGTGAGTCCTAAGAATGTTGGGGGAAATATTCGCAAGCTTGCCCATGTGGATATTTTAGCCGCGATTAACCAGACCGAAGAAGAAAAAGAAAATCTAATCACCCGCCTGACGTGCTTGGTCCATCGGCATAAAGAGTCCAGCCTTCTACGCCAAGTCATGGTCTTATTTCAATTAGCAATTGGCATGCCCTATCTTGATTCGGAGCATATTGATTTTTAGTCAATTGTAAAAACCAAAACAGCACTAGACAAAATTTGATAATATGGGATATAGGGCCTATAGCTGGGGAGCTATCGTTTAAAATCCAAGTTATGGGATAAAAAAGAGGTTGCAAGATGTTTATAGTTTACGAAAACATAGTTCACAGCGAAGTTAGGAAAATGATCAAGGAACTCAACCGAACAGGGTTTCTTGAGAAGCGAATTAAACTTGTTCCGAAAATGAGTAGGGATCAATTAGCAAGATCATTCATTTTGGGAATCCAGCAATGTTTTGATGCGGGTAAGCTTGATGGCTTATCGGACGAAATCTATGATTACTATTTGCATATAGCTAAACCGGACAAGAAGCCTCCACAGGAAATCCAGCAAGAGGTGGCTGAGCCTGTCAAGGTTGAAAAGAAGACCAAGTCTAAGGGCGAGGAGACCCCCTCCCCTCCTAAAATCGATTTACGGGCGACTGAGAAAGCCAAAGTAGTTAGACCTAAGAAAAAAAGTCGCAAGGTTGCAAAAAAGAAGGCGGTGAAGAAAAGGCCTGTAAAGGCTGAGAAAAAAGCAAAAGCAACTAAAAAGGCAAAGCTTACAAAAAAAGCTAAAGCTACCAAAGTTACCCGAAAGAAAATAACCAAAAAGATAGCTAAAAAGGTGGCCAAAAAAGGTCGAAAGAATGTGACTCGCTTGACTGCGAAAGGGGTACCTCAAAAGATTAAGAGACGGCCTGGAAGGCCTCGAAAGTATCCTGTGAAAATTCCACCGAAAGATGGAATTGTTAGGAGTATGGCAACTGCTAAATCGACTAGAGCGGCTGTTTATGCCAGCATTGTTTCTGATAGCAAACCACGGACTAAAAAGCAGATCGTTAAAGAAATGATGAAACGATACAAAGGCAGTGAGCAAGAGGCCATTTACTGGGTTGGGGGCTATAACGGGCTAATGATAGCTATGGGTCAAATGGTTAAGAGGGTTGATGGTAAATTTGTTTTTGGGCAATAATGGCGCGTAATTAACTAATTGGAAAATAAATTGAGCAAGGCAGAAAAAAGGGGTTGCGTTATTGGAAAGGTTACGATACTTAGACTCTGGATTAACCACCAATCGCAAAACAATGAAAGACCGGACCTCTATGAGGCCCGGTTTTTCATTTCTGCCTTTCCTCCCTCGAAAATAGGTACCTTATGAACGTAGATCGTGACGTGTTTTTGAATATGTGTAAACGCCTCTTACCTCTTACAAAAACGGGAATAGATGGTATTGCCCTTTTTACCGGGAAAGATTTTGCAGGGTATAATCAGGTGAGCTTGCTTGCATTTCCATTTGAGACGGATTTTTGCGGGAGTGTTCCGATTAAGGATTTGGTCGCTATTCTGAGAAAGATGCATAAAGGTGATGTAGATCTTCATGTGTCTAGGTCTGAGTTATCTTTAATTAGCGACGATATGACAGGGATAGTTGTCTTGGATAGGGATGATTATCGGATGGATATAGTTATTGATTTGGTGACAAGTGTTGATGAGCCTCACAATTGGGATGATTTTGTGAATCCTGAAATTTTCGTATCAGCTTTGAGATTGTGCCGACAAGCTGTTAGTAGGATAGGATACACGGCAACTAGGTTTGTCCATTTAGGGGGTGATGAGATAATAGGTGCTGATGATTTTAGGATAACTATCCACAAAATTCAGGAATTTATTGGGGATTATATTATGTTAGGAGTTCCTGAAAGTATGCTACTTGAATCATTTGATTTAGATCAGTACGCATATACTGAGACCCAAATGCTCTGTTTAGGTGCTGACGATAGTTTGTTAATCGTACATAACTATAGTGACTCTTTCGATCCGTTGTCTGTAAGTAATTATTTTGATATTGAGGGGCAAAATTTTCACTTTCCAAAAGTGGTTGGTGAGGCGATAGATCGGGCTAAGTCAATGGTTGCGGGAGGTCATTTAATCGAAAAGACTATCGAGGTCTTAATGGAACCTAAAAGGGTCACCATAACAGCGCAAAAGGATAGTGGAGCTATTCGAGTTTTTTGTGATATTCCAGAATTAAAAATTAAAAAACCGCAATCATTTAGGATTAGTCCAATATATCTAGGTGAGGCTTTAAATGGCCAGGATTCAGATGTGATACTTGGTGAAAATTCTATCATGGTCCATAATAATCAGTATTCAACCTTGATCGGCCTCCAAAGAGTGTAGTATGGGATAGGGGAACAAAAATGACGGTGGCCGATGATCAAAAGCTTCTTTACTGGAAAAACCTCCAAAGAAATCCTAGATAAATTAAATAGTCCTTGCGAGAAATGCAAACTATATAAAGAGGTGAGGTCCCCAAAAATGGGGGCTACGGGAGAAGGGAGCAAAGGAATCCTTATAATAGGTGAGGCCCCAGGAGTTACTGAGGATGAAATGGGCAAACAGTTTGTGGGGGAGTCTGGCCAACTCCTGGAGAGATATTTAAAAGACTATGGGATAGATCTCCATAAAGACTGCAGACTCATCAATGCAATTAATTGCCGTCCTCCGGCTAATAGAACGCCCACTCCGCGGGAGATTGTTTATTGTAGGCATAAAGTCAAAGAAACTATAGACGCGTTTAAACCGAACTGTATATGGCTTTTGGGGAGTTCTGCAATCAAAAGTTTTTATGGAGGCCGATTTAGCCATAATGAGGTCTATCGATGGAATCAACTGTGCATACCGGATAAAGAAACCGGTGCGTGGGTTATTCCTATGTATCATCCTAGTTTTGCTTTACGGGCTGAGAAGGATATCAACAAAGTATCAGTGTTTGAACGAGGGTTAGAGTTTGCAGTTGAGCGTTCTGAGTGGGAACCTTACTGGCATGAAGACCTTAACTCTAGGATAAATATTTTAGATACCTATGAGAAAGTCATATGGTACTTGGGAGGGCTTCTAGATAGGGCTGAGAGTCATATTTACCCGCTTGCGTTTGATTACGAGGCAAGTAGTTTAAAACCTCATAGAGGGCCTGACCAGTGTATTTGGTCGTGTGCTATGGCAACAAGTGATGATCAGGCCTTTGCTTTCCCAGTAAGCTATACAGGACATTTTAGGGAAGCCGAGCAAGACGAAATTATCTATCTATTAGCCCAAATAATGCAACATAATAACATCCAGAAAGTCGCTCATAATCTCCAGTTCGAAGACCTATGGACGCGGGTTGTTTTGGGTACCACGGTTAAAAATTGGCATTGGTGCACAATGAACGCAGCGCATGTGCTTGATTGTCGTGAGAAATACACGGGCCTTAAATTTCAAGCATACATAAACTATGGGATAGAAGGATATGAAAAAGAACTCTTACCTTTTATGGTGAATTGCCATGAAGGGACTCAGCTAAATCAATTAGATATGGTCCCACTGGATAAATTATTGACTTACAATGGTGTTGATGCATTGGTTACATACTGGCTTTATGAAGATCAGCAAGTATTGGCGAAAGATAAAGGTAAGAGAGCAAGTGCATTTGCTACTGTAACCATGCCGGGAATTATTGCTCTGAATGATGCTACAGTTCGTGGTATTCGCCTTGATTTGGACTATTATACCAAAACACGTGAAGCACTTTTACAGCAACTAGTATTCTATGAAAAGCGTCTAACGAGGGGTAAAGTTGCAAAGCAGTTCATGAAGCTGACCGGGAAACGTTTAGAGATTAAGAAAAAGGATTTTTCTACAAAGGACCTGAAAACGGTAATCTATGAGATAATCAAGCCATCCAAGACAAAATATACGGCTACGGGCCAATTATCGGTGGATCATGAGGTATTAGAGACCATTGATAATCCGTGGGCGCAAGATCTTGTCAGGCGCCGAAAGCTGTACAAGATAATCCATACCTATCTCGCCCAATTTACGCGAGGGGTAGACTTACAGGGCTTTATGCATCCTATGTTCTATCTTCATACGACACGCACCTATCGTGGGAGTTCGGTTGATCCTAATTTTCAAAACGTGCCTAATCGAGATGAGGAGGGAAAAGCGGCAACGCGTAAAGGAATCTACCCAAGTAAAGGGCGACGGATAGTCACGGCTGACTACGGTAGCCAGGAGGTGAGAGTCGCGGCTATTCTAAGTCAAGATCCGAAACTCATGTGGTATTGCTCGCAAGATAAGAGCGATATGCATTTGGATATCGGATCGAAAATTTGGGCAGTAGATCCAAAGCTAATCACCAAGACAATCCGTTTCCATATCAAAGGTGGTTTTGTTTTTGCGCAGATTTACGGCAGCTATTACCTATCATGTGCACAAAAACTATGGGATACGTGTATTGATTTAGAGCTCAAAGACGGGCAAACAGTACGAGAGCATTTAAAGGAGTGTGGCGTTTTAGAGGGCAAAGACCGAAAGACCAAAATGAAGCTAAGAGGTCGTGTAGCAACTGTGTCAATGCACTGGAAACAGTTTGTAGACCACGTGCAATCGATAGAAACGTGGTTTTGGGAGCAGTTTGCTGTTCTTAGGGAGTGGCAAAATAAGCTTGTCAAAGAGTACCAAAAACACGGTTGGGTTGAGATGGCTTTTGGATTTCGCAGAACAGGCCTATTATCAAATAACATGATTTTTAATAGTGCTGTGCAAGGGACTGCATTTCATTTGCTCATGTGGTCCTATATTGAACTGAACAAGCTTTGCCAAACCAGATGGCAAACAAAACTTATGGGCCAAATCCATGACGAGATACTATATGATATGCATGCCCCTGAATTGCATGATGTGCTAGACATGACTCAATATATAATGGAGGATAAGATCCGTGAAAGATTTGAGTGGGTAAATGTTCCACTTCGCATTGAGCCTGAAGCATCCGAAATTGATCAAGCATGGTTTTATAAACGACCTTTGATTAGAAAGAACACGGGATACTGGGAGTATGAGGGGAAATAACAATGGTAGACACACTAGACAAAAAATATCGCCCACAAGTTTTTGAAGACATGATTGGCAACGTAAGTGCTATTAAGGCAATCAAAGCAGCTTTAGGGCGCAAACAGGGCTATGTGGCCTCTACTCTGCTTTGCGGTCCATCAGGTTGCGGGAAAACAACACTTGCAAGGATCATTGCTAGGGAACTTGGGGCCGGTGGAATGAACTGCAAGGAACTCAATATCTCGGATATGAGGGGCATTGATGCGGCAAGGATGATTATTGATATCTGCTATGTAGCACCTTTGGGGACATGTCGTGTGATTATTTTGAATGAAGTTCATAAAGCCACGAATGAATTCCAAAACGCAATGTTAGAGCTTTTAGAAGAACCTCCACCTGATAACTACTTTATTTTGTGCACAACGGAACCTGAAAAACTCCTGAGGTCCGTCAAAAACCGCTGTACCGTCTTTAAAGTAAATAAAGTCCAAAAACGGTCTTTAGTTCCCTTTTTGACTAAGGTCATGAAAGAGGAAAAGCTCAAATTAGATAAATCTATTGTTGAGGCGATCGTGGATAATGCTGGGGGTAGCCCGAGGCAAGCGTTGGTCATGCTAGATTCTATTATGGGGATCCCAGATAAAAAAGAGCAATTAGAGCTTATTATGGGATACCATTATAATGAGACTAAAGTGTATGCGCTCTATCAGGCATTGATCTATGGAAGGCCTTGGAAAGAGGTTTCAGAGCTGATTAAGGGTCTAAATGCAAATATGGCTGAGGATGTCAGATATGCGTTGCTTGCATGTCTTGAACGGGATATATTGGCGGGAAATAAAAATGCTAACAAGGCTTGCACGATGATTGATCTCTTTGCTAGTAGCTTTCAAGCAACGGGGAGACCAGGCATAACACAGGCCTGTTGGCTAGCACGCAAGCGGTGAGATAATATGGAGAGAACGCTTTCTCAGGATGTAAAAATAGACAAATTAAATCTACCTAAGGAGTGGGAACGTCACACCGAACTTTTCCGTTATTGGGCTGAGAAACATGCAATTAGCGAACTGGAAAAGGACCAAGCGAAAGAACAGCTCGAACTTGTTGCTGCAGATCTTGATTTGATGATTCGCGCCGATCCAAAAGGATATAATCTAGATAAAATTGCTGAAAGTAGCGTCAAATCCACGATCAAAATGCAGGTTGAGCACCAAGAGGCCCAAGAAGTTTTGAATAATGCGAAATACCGTGTAGCGCGAATGAAGGCCGCTAAAGAGGCAATGGATCACCGAAGAGATGCATTGAAAGCCCTAAGCAAACTAGCATTAGGGGGCTTTTATGCGGCAAATACAGCCCCACCAATTGTCAAAGAAGAAATCATAGCTAATAGGCGAAAGACGGCTAAAAAAGCATTTGCAAAGCACCAGAAGACCAAACAAAAACGCGGTTTGGTAACGTAATGGACTCGTTACTTGCTAAAATAGCGGAGTACGGGCCGGGGTTTGCTTTCGGGGCAATTGGGTTTGCGCTGCATTATATGGAAAGAAAACGCAGTGCTGAACTTGTTGATCGGCTGCATAAGTTGAGTGTTGCAAGTCTAGAAGCGAATCAAGAGCATACCAAGATGTATGATTCCATTAATAGAGCTCTATCTGTGCTAGTGGATGTGATCAAGCATGAGTCACGATAAACTTGGAGAAATTCTAGTTGCTTATGATGCGATATCTGCTGAGCAACTGGATGTTGTTTTGCGAGAGCAACGCTTAAATAATCTGCGTTTAGGGGATATTTTGCGTTTAAAGCACGTTGTTGATGAGTATCAGCTTAGGCAAGCGTTAACTATTCAGGCATTGCTTAGAGGTAAAAATCGTTATAAGCAGACGCTAGCTATGGCTGAGATGGCAACTAGTAATTATAACCGCAGACGTGTTATTGAAAAACGTCAAGAACTTAGACGAAAAGCTGACAAAATAACAGATGAATACCCTGCTATATTAGCAAAAAAGAGAGGATAAAATGAACGCACGGGAACAACGGAGACAAGCCTATATGGCCAGGCACCAAAAGAGCCGACAAAAGGTTGAGGGTGGTGGCTTAGGATTTTTTAAACAAAATCTGCAAGGAGTTAATTTTTGGAAGTGTGATAAAGGGGATCATGATATCGACATAATTCCCTATATAGCAGGACCAAACGATCCTGACGTGGATGAAGGAACACCCACTTATGTGTTGGAAGTCTATGAACACCGTAATGTGGGGGATATAGAGGGTCAGACGTTTATTTGTCTTGAGAAAACATTTGGCAGACCCTGCCCTATCTGTGAGTACCGTAAAAAGCTCACAAAAAGTGCAAATGCTGATGAGGACGTAATCAAGTCTCTACGCCCAAGTGGTTACCCACGGACTATTTACAATGTGGTTGTTTATGATTCCAGTAAAGAGGAGGAAAAAGGTGTTCAAGTCTGGCATACCTCTTACTATTTGATGGGTCAGCATCTGGATAAGCTGGCTCAGAGTTCCGCTCGAGAAATAGAACAAGGTGCGCCAAAGCTCAAAATGATTGCGGATCAAGAGGACGGTTATTCAATTAAATTTACGCGTGAAGGTACTGGGTTTAATACAAAATTTATTGGCCACCAATTGATTCCGCGAAAATATGAAATTGAGCAAGAACTTCTAGACCAAGCGTACCAATTGGATGATTTGATCCATATCCCGACTTATGACGAGGTTTACGCAGCATTTTGGAACGAAGCAACTGAGGAACAAGCTGACGAGCCTCCAAAACAGGCCAGCGGAACAAAGAGTGCTAGGAGTTCTAGAGGTGCGGCTAAATCAGCGATGGGGAGTGCCAAAGCGACTGGTAAAAGAAGCACTAGAAAACAAAAAGAGGATCCTGAGCAGGGGTTTGGGCCGGAGGATGAATTACCCGAAAGTTTGAAAGCCCCAAGCGGTACGGGTGAAATAGTGTGTCCTGCAGGTGGGGAATATGGTCAAGATGCCTACGAGCTTGAGGAGTGCGAGGATTGTGAGCATTGGGAGGCATGCACAGACTTAAATCAAAAGTTGCTGGCGGAGCAAACGATTGAGGACGGTGAGGAGGGTATAGCTGAGGAGGAGCCCCCAAAAACAAGACGTTCAGGGCGTGGCGGAAGTACGATAGCTAAAGGTAATGGTGCTAATGGGCGGGGGCGACGAACAGCTAGTGAGAAGTCATCAGGGCGCGTTAGACGGGCGAAAGTAGAAGACATGCCTCCAGCCAGAACACGGGCTGCAGGAAGGGTCACAAGAGGTGCTAAACCCACAGGGCGCGGACGTGGTCGGAATCTAGTCAGGTAGTCCTACCGAATCAACCTCCAGACAGTCAAGGCAAGCAATCTATGGCGAAACGTAGCCTAGTGCATGATTCTAAAGCACTCAAAAAATCAACTAAGAAAAAAGCAACCAAAAGACCAAAACCCAAAGACAATCCCCAGATTGCGGATATCGAGAATACAATAAAAAATAGGGAAATCAAAAAAGAGGGGATCATCAATACGGGGGATTTTGAGAGAGGGGTTGTAAGTACTGGTAGCACTCTTTTAGATCTGGCTATTAGTGCAAATAGAACGTATGGGGGAGGTATTCCAGCGGGGGTTATTGTTGAGGTGTTTGGGCCTAGTTCGTCGGGAAAAACGGCAATCCTAGCCGAGATCGGTGCAAGTGTAAAAGCCAAAGGTGGGGTTGTTATGTATGACGATCCCGAGGCAAGGCTTGACACGGCATATGCAGCGAAGTGTGGTCTGACCCTTGAGCCGGAGGAGTACAACCGGCCTGAAACGGTTGACGAGCTTGAACGGGCCTTGTTTGATTGGGTGCCGAGGCCTCCAAAGAAAAATGCGATATGCGCTAGGTGTGAGGATAGCTTGGCAGCATTCTCTACGTTAGCGGAAATTGAGGATGATCATAAGATGGCAGCAGCAAAACGGGCCCAAAAATTTCACGAATTATTTCGCAAACTTGCTAGACACATCAAACATGAGGGTTGGGTAGTCGCCTGTGCCAATCAGGAGCAGGAAAGTTTTGGGGGTGGCGGAGCAAAAACAACGCCGGGCGGGAATGCCGTAAAATACTACTCTTCTATTAGAATGAGGGTTGCACCGGATTATAAGGGAGGAAAGATAAAGAAAACGTGGAAAATGGGAAAGTCAGTGGTTGAGAAAATAGTAGGGATTAAATCGATTGCACGCATTATCAAAAACTCATGTGATGATCCTTTTCGAGAAGTCCCCTTTTATATCCTTTTTGGGCAGGGAATTGATGATATCCGTGGCAATTTACAGTGGCTAAAAGATACTTTAGGATCAAAAACATATGATTGTATAGATAGGGAGTTCGGTATGATGGGTCCTGCGATTCGGTATATTGAACAATATGAGCTTGAACTCGTACTGAGGGATAAGGTAGTAACGTTATATAACCACATAGAAGACCATTTTAGAACGCAGCGGAAACCTAAAGTGAGGTTTTGAAGATGAGGCCTGTTTTGTTGATTTTGTGTGCAGTGCTTATTCAGTGCTCTTTATTTACTCCCCGCTATGAACGGGGAGATTTAACAGAAATTGATGGCTACTGGCAAGCTTGTAAAGAACGTTGCTATCAGGAGTATCCTCTAACTATCGGAATCAAAGCAACCCAAATCACTCTAGATGTGATAAAATGTGTTTGTTTACGGTCTAGAGGTGATAAACTTATTTATCTCAATGTGGAGCAGTACGAAAAGGAGGAGGACACACGGGTTGATAGGATTTATTAGTCTATGCGAAATCCAGATGAAAATGCGATAATTATTGATGTGCATAGTGTTGGGTATGCTGTTTTCCATGCCATGGGGGAACTTGGTTACCATGGGCGAAAAACAGGGGTCATCTATGGATTTCTCTATCAGATTTTAACACTCGCAGAAAAGTTTAAGACGAATAAATTTATTTTTTGCTGGGATAGTCGGAGGAGTATTCGAAAGAAACTTTATACGAATTACAAATCTAGGCCTAGAAATAATGGAAAAGTGCTCAGTACAGGCGAGGTTCTTGATCGCGAAGCGTTATATGATCAACTGGCCGTTCTGCGAAAAATTTGGCTACCAAAGTTAGGGTTTCAAAATAATATTCTTTATGTGGGGCTAGAGGCTGATGACGCAATTGCATTGGTATTACTAAATAGCAAAAAGCCTCCAGAGTGGTCTTATAATATTCATTGGGTGATAGTTAGTACGGATAAAGATTTGTACCAACTATTACGTTCTAATGTATCTATTTATGCAAATAAGAAGGTATTTACTCAAAAGCAGTTTATTGAGCGGTATGGGATAATCCCTGAAAACTGGACAAACGCAAAGGCTTTAGGGGGTTGTCAGAGTGATACTATCAAGGGTATTGCGGGCATTGCGGACCCTGCAAAAAGTGAGAACAGCAGAGCTCTAAAGTACCTCAGAGGAGAACTTAAAGGGTCATTTCTGGAGAAGATTGAGAGTAAAGAGGGGCAGAGAATCTATAAACGTAATCTTGAATTGGTGGACTTACCCATCACCAAAGTTTTGCACCCTATTATTCAGCATGATACATTCTGTATTGATGATTTTGTTGAGGTCTTTGACACGTTGGATTTCAGAAGCTTTTTTAAAGAGGATACATTTTCGAAGTGGATTTATTATTTTGGGTTAAAACGGCAATAGTAGGCTACTTTATGGCAAACAAAAAAGGCCCGCAATTTGAGCGGGATTGCGCAAAGCGCTTAAGTTTGTGGTTATCGGAAAATGAACGGGATGATCTAGTATGGCGAACCTCAGCAAGCGGGGGCCGATTTACGCAACGGAAAAAGTACGATAAAGATACCTACAACCAAGCGGGGGATCTATGCGCAAATAATCCACGTGTTCAGTACTTTTTTGATTACATTTTAGTTGAATGTAAAAATGGGTATACCCCGAAAAAAGGAAAGAAAGCCGGATATGCTGTTATAAGCGTTCTCCAGGGACTTGATAAGCTTAAGAAGACCCGCGAGCCGATTTTGTACAGTTGGTGGGTTAAGGCGGTGCAAGAGTGCAAGGATGCCGGAAGGAGGCATGCTATTATTCTTTTTAAGCGTACCAGTCGAAATCCTTGCGTGCTCATGGAAAAACGTTTAATACTCGAGTTATCGAAATACAACGGGCGATACACCCATAATACTATTTTGATTAAATTAGAGACCTACCCCATACTTACTATTTGTGATCTTGAGCAGTGGCTGAATTGGTGCGCGCCTCAATCGATTGAATTCCTAAAGAACGCATGGAAACCAGATATAATATAATCTACGCAGATCCGCCGTGGACTTATCGTAATCAGGGGGTTAATGGTGCGGCCGCTAAAAAATATCCGCAGCTAACAGATAAAGCCTTAGTTACCCTCCCAGTGGGTAACATAGCAGCCGAAGACTCAGCGTGTTTCATGTGGGTTACTTTTCCGAAGCTAAAAGAAGGATTATCTGTCTTGCGCTCCTGGGGATTTCGGTTTAAGACCGTGGCGTTTGTTTGGGTGAAATATAACTTGCGCGTGAATACGCTGTTCATGGGGGGAGGCTATTACACACGTGCTAATTGTGAGGTCTGTTTTTTGGGCGTGAAAGGCAACCTCCCACGGGTGTCTAGATCTGTCCATTCAGTCATTATGTCCAGGCGTCAAAGGCACTCTAGAAAGCCCGGAGTCACGCGTAAAAGGATTGTAAAGCTTTATGGGGATGTGCCACGAATCGAGCTCTTTGCTACTCAGAGAAGTCCGGGATGGGCGTCTACTGGTTACGATGTGGATGGCAAAGACATTAGGACGTTCTTGGGTGTTGAGGGTTACAAATCCTATTGGGCGTATTAGTCAAACCTGCCTAGAGATTGTTCATTATAAAAACAAAGTGGGGATACATGTTAAAGAAACTAACACTAGTTAATTTTAGAAGTCACAAAAACACAGTCATAGAATTTTCTGAAGGAGTGAATGTCATTGTTGGTAGGGGGCAAGCCGGGAAAACGAATATAAAAAGGGCGTTGGAGTGGTTATGTACGAACCGGCCACGAGGGGACAAAGTGCACAGTTATTGGTGCGAGAAAGGGGATGTAACGAGTGTAGAGGCTGAAACGACGGAAGGATATGTAATCACAATTAGCAAAGCGCTAGGCGATAGTGTAGAGTTCTCACTGTGCCATCCCGAGGGTAGCAAAGCGCAGTGGGGCAAGACGAATAGTCAGGTGCCTGATAAAATTCTTGAGGCCCTAAACATTTGCGATCTGAATATTCAAAACCAGCTAGACCAACCTTACCTAATCACTGCGGGAACTGGTGAGGTGTCCCGTGCTGTGAACCAGGCAGTGGATTTGGATCATGCTGATCTATGGGCCACAGAACTCAATAAGAGACGAAAGCAAAATAAGTCAACTATCACAACCCTAAAGGGGCAATTAGAGAAAACGAAGTATCAGCTTGACGGGTATACGTGCTTACCAGAGATTGAGCAACTTATCAAAGAGGCGGCAATTGTAAGAGATGCCTACAATAAGAAGGTGAACAATCGAGCTGAACTAGATCTGGTCATATCAAAAATAACTGTGGCTGAGAAGTACCTAGCGAAGCTTGAGGGGGTGGAAACGTTAGAGGGTCTAATGGGGGCGGTCCTAACGACACAGGCCGTTCGAAGCAAGATAGAAAAAAACCAAGACGCAATTGGGCGGATACTGTCGGATGTGGGAGCCTCTAATCATATTATCGGCAAAGTAGAGGCCTTAAAATTGATTGATCAGACCTTGTGCAAAATAACCCGAATGAGCAACCGGTTTAGTGAGCTTGAAGGCAAAGCGAAACAGTGTGAGGCGGTCGTTTTTGCGGCCGAGGAAGTAGAGATGGCTACTGAAGACTTGTTAGATGAAAGCAATCAGTATGCGCAACTATTAGACGAATTAGGGGTGTGTCCTACGTGTTTTACGCCGGTGGATGATGAGACACTGAGCTATGTTATTGATGGACTGACAGATTGAGGGGGTAACTAATGAAATTTGTTTTATGTGGTGACTGTCATTTTACGAGCCACCAAACAACGGCGCGGTTAGATAATGTACTTGAAACGAGTATCGGAAAATTTAATTCGATCTTGGATTTCGCGGCAGAACATGATGCTATAGTGCTTATTGCGGGCGATTTTGGTGATAAGCCTAGAGATTGGTATTTATTGCCCCGCTTAATGACAGCACTAATGGCACATAAGAGTGTTAAAGTTTATGCTGTGTATGGACAGCACGACATGTATATGCGTTCTGAGGGGGGAAGGGATGCTACGAATTTAGGTGTGCTAGCGAAAGCCGGACTGATAAAACTTCTGAGTCGTAAAGGTGTTTGGTTTGGTGCTGGAAAACCTGACAGACCGTGGTGTGTGCGGGGGTGTCATTGGGGCGAGGAGATCCCCTCAATAGAAAAAGACGATTTAGGGCAACGGTACGAACCACGGTATGCTTTAGTTGTCCACGCGCCGATTGCGAAAGAGGAGGTCTATCCGGGCCATAGTTATTATAATGTGAGGGATCTAATCAATGATTATCCGGGCTATGAATTGATCGTATGTGGTGATGTGCATAGGCGGTTTTTAGCAATTGGTCCTGAGAAGCAAATAGTAGTGAATAGTGGCCCGATAATGCGCCTAGAGGCTAATGAATACAATCTGAATTCTAGGCCATCAGTGCTCCTTTATGATACTCATACAATGAAATATGAATGGTGCCATTTACCCGCCACGACAGGAAGGGAAATTTTGAGCCGGCAGCACATAAAAGAAAAAGAAGATAGAAAGCAACTTCTCGACACGTTTATTGCATCTATCGATAAATCTACCCAAATATGTCGGACAAGGGTAATGGATAGAGTGCTTGAGTGGATCGAGCAAAATGAGAAGCAACATCCAGATGTAGCAGATCTTCTTTTTGAGGTCTGCGGATTGCGGGAATAGAATGAAAGACTACTGGATCCAAATGGCACAAGTTAAAGCCAAAACGGACAAAGCTGTGCTAGTTGAGTACGAAACAGTGGAGGCGTGGATCGCGGATAGCCTGATCCATGATAACTCTGAAATTTGGAAAAAAAGTGCCATTGGCGATGTGGGGCAATTGATGATTCCTCTATGGCTAGCTGAAAAAGTGGGATTTGAATAATTTTTAGTTGCACATAATGCCGAAAACGATATTCTACACAGAGCAACATGCCAAGACGTAGTGTAACCGCAAACCGTATGAACCGTAAAAGGGGGGGTATCTGTGTAGCGTTAAACGCGCTACACGGGTCTTAGGTGGGGTTTTAGAGGCTTTTCCATGCGCTGGAAAATGGTAGTATGTGAAACCAGATTTCACAAATACGATTGAGAGTAAGGCCGGGTTTATCGTTTCTCGGCCTTATTTTTTAATAGTTCTAACTTGTGATTCATGGCCGCCGTACAGCTCTTGAGCATAACATCTCTGCCATTATTGTAACCTTTATTGTATCCGTCGCGTAGCCCTACTGTGTAGGCCCGCTCTAAAAAGTGTAGGTATATGTTTTTGTAGGATTTTTTACTGAAAGTCTCACCTCTTGCCGTTTTGGTATGATAACTCATCTCGCATTCGTGATCTATTTGGTCGGCTAAGTGCTCCAAAAATTTGATGATTTTCTCTTTTAGTTCCTTCGTTTCCATGTGACCTCCCAATTAATATATAGTATCCCATACTCAAAAGTGCAATAGATAAAAAGTTGTGTTGACAGTCACAATTTTTGTGTTACTATAATAATAGGAGCAACGGAGGAAATCAAAATGACGATAGCGAAAGAAATTGAGAATAGGTTTTCAGGGAGTATGCGAGATGAGGAAGGCACCCATATAGAGGATACTTTAGAGGCATTATCGGACACAAAAACCACAACTGAGGACTATTTCTCAGTTAAGTATTATTTTAGTGATGGTAGCGCTTATGTGTTGTGTGAAGCGGGCCATGGCGAGGCATTTGGGGACACACTCTGTCATTGTTGGGTGAATTGTCACTGGTCCGGTTGTGATGAGGCTGAATAGGAGATGAAAATGAGACTACCAATTGAAACCCAGTGCATTGAAAATTTTAACTATGAGACGCATAAGAGGGGCCGTAGCTGGATAGCTACGGTCAAGAAAGATCGTAGAGCGCCAGGAGGATTATCGAGAGAATTTTGGTCACGAGGATCGGGCAAATGGGCGGAAATGCCTCTTGAACTTGGTGCGGGGGACGTGTTGGAATTTGCTGGCGATTACTATTCTGGTAGCTGCCGAAAAAATGCTAGCCGAAAATATGTGAAAGTCATTGTAGTTACCGATGATTACATTGAAACGACCGCGCCGGTTGATGACGAATCTGAATTGTGGGATCTGGAATTCAAAAGTCAAGATCTTCAGGCAGACCTCGTAGATGCCATCAAAGTAATCATGGAAAAAAATGGCCTCCATGACGAGGCAGTAGCTGAAATGCTGGCAGACAATCCGAGCAAAGGCGCCATAATGGCGTTAGTAAGGAGGTTTTGAAATGAAAAGAATAGCACTTACGGATGATACAGGCAGATGGTTTGATGCGGATAAGGCCGAAAAGTTTGAAGGAATCAAGCATGACAGGTATGGAGAGTGGTTGTATTTCACTGCAAGCGGTAAATTTATTTTGAATTCGTTTACGGCATACGAGGGATCAATAGAGCGCTATGAAGAAATCAATCCAGAGCGTGCTGCGAAGTGGCTGGTTATGAATAATGTATGGGACCACGTTCCCGCAAAAGCTAAGGAAATCATAGCCAGTTTAGAAATATGAGGGTGCTATGAAGAAGAAAACAAGTAAAAAAAACCAGCTACGGTTTTCAGTAACCTTGAGAGGGGATATTCTAGAAGCGTTTTTAGCTTGGAAAACAGCCAAAGAAACAGAGAGGGGCATGAACCTGTCCTACCAGAATTGTTTGAATGAAATGATTCATCGCCAAGCCGGAGATTTGTTGGCTAATAAAAAGGGCAAGAAATAGCTTGCCTTTTGGGTTCTTAGAGGGGTAACCTAGGGGTCACTCTTCTGGAACTGTGTCAATGAGTAGTACAAAACCCGTGGCTTATCCCTACCACGGGTTTTGCTTTTGGGGGGTACGTGTCAATCAAGGCTATCAAACATCATATCAAATGTTGTCCAAAATGTTGTAGTAAGAAGTTATTATTGGACGGCAGACTAATAAAATGCTTAGATTGTAGCTGGTTAGTAGTCATAATCATTCCTTCTTATATTCCCGAAAAATAATCACAAAAGTAACAGTAATTGTGTTGACAGGCACAAAAATTGTGTCACTATAGTTATATAAAGGGAAGCAACAAAGGAAAAATGAAATGGCGAAGCGCAATGTATCAAAATGTCAATCAGGATTAAATCTAAGCACTAAGGAGCGGGACGAACGACGCTATGTGAAGGCCCGAGCAATTGTTGCAAAGGGCGTGTGTCCTAGTTGTGGGGCTAAAATAAAGCAAAATCTATCAATTACGGGTTGGTACCAGTGCGAACAATACGGTGCTGTAACGCATAGAAAAGACCCAAGTAAACCCTCTTGTGGGTGGCAAACATTTACTTGTTAAAATGGGGGACTTTCTCTAAAGATAAAGAGCCTACCCCAAACGGTGGGTTTTTTATTTTTATGGGATAGTCACAAAAATTGTGTTGACAGACACAATGTCAATGCTACACTGATCTTATAACGCAAACAACAAACCGAGAGGGATAAAATGAATACATCAACTAGCAAAATCAAACTTCACTCCCTAAACATCAAAAATTTTATCGCTTGTTCCAACTCCGCGACTGAACTGGACGCAACCCGTGCGTCTGAATTTCTGTGTAGACGTTATTCATTGAGTTTTTTAACTTTTAAAATCCAACGATATGGCAGAACTGTTTGGATTATCCCTACTGATAGAGCGCCAAGTCGTGTGGACATGGCGGAATATAATGAGGCCTTATTGGATGGATTTTGGCCGTATTATGAGGCTGATCAGTGGTAGGTTTAAAGCCTCCCTCCCAAAACCCGATCCCCAAGGTCGGGTTTTTTTGTTTCTTTCGCCAAAAATCCCGGTTGCGAATAATCAAATAATAGAGATAATAGGGCATTTCACGAAAACCAGACTAATTAGGGGTTGTGAGTGTCGTATTGTCGCTATTACCGCAAAAGGCCGGATAATCTTTCGGTTAATGTGCTATGTAGTGGTGCGGGCCTATGGCACCCATGCCCATTTTTTATTCAGTGTTTGGGATATTCTAAAGGCCTAAATGCCAAGCCTAAAATGATATGGGGGGTACCAATGGTTGATCACGAAAAAGAACGTTATCAAGTTGAAGCTACACTTGAAGTCATTATTACTACATGTGTGGAATTGTCAGGCAAGGAACTTGAGAATCTGGATACTAATTGGCAGCAAAAAAGACGCCGCTTGGAGGCGCTACTGCGTGACAGAATACATGTAGCGAACTATCCGGGTAATGGGGGCACTGATAAGTTAGTAGGCGTTATAGGCCGCGACAACACGATTAGATGTGATGAGCGTTATCAGCCAAAACTAATCAATATCCAAAAGATAGTTTAGGAGGTATTCTATGCATTATCCTAGAGTGGATTGGAAGGGTTACAAAGTGACACCTAACGAAAAAATTTTGCTCGGGCATATTGTGGGGGGCCAAATGACGGGAGGAATCGAAGTGGATGACGTGAGGCATCTCTTAAATGGAGATTCGATCTTGACGCGTAACACACTTATCAGGCTAGCTGAAAAGAAGCTATTGAAAAAGAGATTGGTCAAGAGATCCGGTCTTTGGGGAGATATGCGATCAACCCGTAAAGTCCGTGTGTATTATCCAGTGGAGACTTTCGAATGATATGGCTGGGGCGAAAAGAGGTGCTGGCAAAAAGGGCAAAAAGGGCACCAGTGTTTATCGAGATCTGGGGGCTTTTCCCGGAAAACTGGCATGTACCTGAGATAAGTTGGGAACCGTACCGCATGTATCTGAAGTTCATAGGGCTTATCTCGATTCCTCGGCGATGGATTCCCCACAGATCTGATGGGTACGGCCTATGCACATATTGTGGCAGGGTAGTCTGGATCGAGGATAGGCTGATCAATCATCGATGCAATCAATGTCGTCAATTAGTACGCATAATTGAGGATAGTATTAAAACGTCAACGGATATTCACGCGCAAAAAATATGGGATACATTTAAATGGACGAACCTGAATTCCCTACACATGAGCCGAAACTAGATACCGGGAACGCGTTTGTGGTGACTATAGATAGGCATAAGCGTAATGTTAGCATGTTATTTTACGAGCCTATTTGGGGGTTGCAATTTACGCATGACGGTGTGGAAAAGCTTATTGACACGTTACGGGCATATGCCAGTGTGCTGAAATCTATAGAAAGTGGAAAAACGAATTAGGGACGCAATGACATGGAAACTACTAGGGGGGCGAATAGCAGGTCATACGTGCTAGTTAAGGAGTGCCCTAGATGTAAAAATCAAGATCTCAGACTCAAGATAAAAGCATATCTAGATATTCCTAAAAATTACTTTATGCGGTTATCTAAGCTTCTGATCATGGAGGACGATGTTACGATCGAAATTGATTGGGTGGGACATGTTATCTATTGTCCCGAATGCCGATGGTGTTTTGAGGCTACTATCCCGCGAAAAGGAAAAAATCAAAATGAATGAAAAGGCAGCAAAGGGGGACACATTAAAAGATTTCCATGGAGGCCAGTTTGATGTGTGGGTGAGCAACAGCTTAAAACGGGGGGATGAATTGCTATCAAAAGAGACCGCAGCTAACTTAATCCGCCAAGCGTATAAAAGAGGGTCTATTGATGCCACTATTCAGCTAGCTAGCATGTTTAGTCACAGAGTCAATGAAGAATTAGCTGCAGATAAAGACGTAGCAATACAGCTTATGTGGACACCTAAGTAAATATCCCATAGATTGAGGAAATAAAATGGATAAAGAAAAATCAAATCCAGCAGAAATTACCACAAATCAAATAGACCTGATGCATTCCCGACTATTATTGCTGGATGAAAAAATAAAAAAACTACAAACATCTATTGAAGATCTAAATCAAACCAAAGAAGACCTTAAAACGAAGCAAGAAACAATCTTAAACAAGCAGTATAGACTAGTAGACAGAACAGTTAAAACCCTAAACATCATACTAGAAGTCTTAGAAACAGGCGAACCTCCAAATCAAGAAAGTACCCCACAACCGAGAAAAAAACAAGTAATACCAGAACAAGATAGACTACCAGATAAACTGTAATGGCTACTAGGTAAATGGACGTGTAACTAAACCATTGTAGCCTTTTTAACTCGTACCTCTTAGCTTTTAACTTTTAACTTTTAGCTTTTAACTTTTAACTTTTAACTTTTAACTTTTAACTTTTAACTTTTAACTTTTCTGGCCTTAACCCTTAAACTTTTTGTGTTGGTGGTACTAAACAAGGAAAAGACAAAGAATGCCCAAACGTGAACTAGTTGGCAGGGTTAGAGATAAAAGTACGGAACCAAAGAAGCCAAAAAAACCACGTAAAAAGCCTGACAGGCCTGTTTGTGGAGCTAAAAGAAGTAACAACCGTGGATTCTGCCAAAGCACGGTTGTTTTTAAAAATGGCAGGTGCCGATTACATGGGGGGACGAACAAAGGGCCTAAGAAACAGAAGGTAAAAAAAGAACGACAAAGAGACTCGGTAGTCCATGGCATCTATGCGCATAATTACTATTTAGAAGGGGAAACACAAGCTTATGCTGAAGTTTTGACAAAAATAGGGTCATTGGATGAGGAAATAAATCTGAATAGAATGATGTTAAGGCGAGTGTCGAGCTACCAGAGCAAACTAGATGCGGCAAGGATGGACTTACTTGAAGTTGCGAATGACAAAGAGGAGTTTATAAGGGTTGCACTTGCCCATAAATTACTTACGGTCAAAGAGATTGAGGATCAAGAAGGACAAGTACCAATTGGCGATAGAGAAGGTAGGTATCTAACTGAGATCGCCAAGAGTCGCATGATTCGCAAAGTAGAGAATTTTAACTCTGAAATACGCAAATACACCCAAACGATAAAAAGATTGGAACAAGCCCGAAAAGAATTCCTAGAAACAGAAGACTGGGGCGAGGACTTTGTTAGAAAGTTAGCTGAGGACTTGCGTAAATTTTCAAGTAACGCGGATAGCACGGTACCCATGGGATTGGGATCCGGGAACTATCCTGGTTTGAATGCTACGTGTGTTACTCAATAAGAGGGTTATCTATGACTACGTACAAAGATTGGCAACCTGGGGAATATAGGGCGCGTGTGCAGCTTGTTACAGATAAAGGGATTTCACTTGATTATTACATCCCACACCTAACCATTAAGGAGGGTGAAGAGTTGCTAAAATTTGTTAATGACTTATTTGTGAGTAGGCGGAACCGCTTAATGGGTTGCGCAAATGTAGAGTCCAAGGGGCTAAGTGAAATACCTAAAACCAAGAGCTAAACGTGACTAAAGTATCCCACAAGAAGCTAAAACCACCCATAAGTTACTATGGAGGCAAACAAAGGTTAGCTAGCAAAATAGTGAAATACCTTCCTAAACACACGGTTTACGTAGAACCGTTTTGTGGAGGTGCTGCGGTATTTTTTGCAAAACCTTTACCCAGAACAAACAATAGCCATCATTATAGGGAATGTTTGAATGATCTTGACGGGCAACTGATTAATTTCTATCGAGTCATGCAAAGTACAGATCGTAGGTTTTTATTGCCACAAATTATGAACACAGCCTATTCTAGGGAGGAGTACGAATTGGCGCAATTTATTTGTAATGCGATTGACGGCGAATATACATCAATCGAACGTGCATGGGGTTATTATGTTAATCTGGGCATGTCTTTTGCTAACAAATATGGTGGGGGTTGGAGTGTTAGTGTATATAGTCATAATTCGGCGGCAACTTGGGAAAATAGGAAAAGACACATACTCAAAACAGCTTATCGGTTAAAAGGTGTGGCATTTGAGTGCAAAGATGCGTTGGACGTGATTAGGCAATGGGACTCACCTCAAACTTTATTTTATTGTGATCCGCCTTATATTAATGCAGAACAAGGATATAAATATACATATTCTGTTGATCAGTACCGAGAACTCGTTAGTGTACTACGACGGATCAAAGGTTCATTTGTTTTATCGGGTTATGATAACCCTTACGTGCCCCTTAACTGGCCTGTAATCAAGTTTAATGCACGAATGAGTGCGGCAAATGGCTGCAGACGCAAAGACACCGCACGAATAGAATGTTTATGGGTAGTTGATCGGTCGGAAAACGTAAGGCCCGCAATCAAAAAACTGTTTGCAACGGGAAAATACGATTGTTTTTGTGGGATACATGGATCTGAAAAATGAAACAACGTAGGCTAGTTGGTAGATTGGGGAGTAATGAATACGTAGGACAATTAACGCCACGCTGGACACCGTTGCAATATCATAATGAGCAAAGTCGTTTATGGAGGTCTTTAGCGCGGTTTAATATGGTGCCATCGGGTAGGCGTAGTGGAAAAACGGAGCTAGTGGGCAAACGCAAGATAATACTGCATGCGTTAAATTGCCATAATAGCGATAAACCCCATTTTTACCGCCCATGGCCCGATCCTCGTTATTTCATTGCAGCCCCAACTAGAGATCAAGCAAAGCGGATCTATTGGAATGATCTGAAAGCACTTATACCTGCCAGATTTGTTGTGGGTAGACCGAACGAAACGCAACTATCTATCCAATTGGTAACTGGAGCTCTAATTTGCCTTTTGGGTATGGATAGGCCGGAGCGCATGGAAGGAACACCCTGGGATGGCGGGGTTTTGGATGAATACGGTAATATGAAAAAGGATGTGTGGACCCAACATGTCCGGCCTTCATTGTCAGATCGTAGGGGGTTTTGTGATTTCATAGGGGTACCTGAGGGTCGAAACCATTATTACAGTCTATATAAAGATGCGCAGTCTAGAGCGGCTTACGCGCTCGATCACGCACGTTACCCGGATTGGGATGTGTTCCATTGGAAATCCGAGGAAATTTTACCCGAAGATGAAATAGAGGCTGCTAAAAGCGATTTAGATGAACTTACGTATAACCAGGAGTATGGGGGGGACTTCGTAAGTTTTTCGGGTCGTGCATATTGGGCATTTGATGAAAAAGTAAATGTCGGCCGGTTAGAGTATGACCCTGAAAAACCGATCCATTTTTGTTTTGACTTTAACGTTGATCCGGGGGTTGCGGTGGTGGTGCAAGAACAAATGATTGAGCAAAAGATAACAGGAGGAGATCCTGTTTGGGGGGATGGCGTTATTGGGGAGGTTTATATCCCACAGAATTCAAATACTCTAAGGGTAGTTGATAAGCTAATTGATTTGTATCCAGAGCACAAAGGTTTAATTCAGTGCTATGGCGATTATACGGGGGGCGCAAGAGGGAGTGCATCGGTTTTAGGAACTGATTGGGAACTTATTAAACGAAGGTTATGGGCTTATTACAGCAAAGATCGGGTCATTATGAAGCTTAAACCGAACCCAAGAGAAAGGGATCGAATAAATAGCGTAAATAGTCGATGTAGAACGCTTACAAAGCAGACTAGGCTAATGGTAGCCCCAACAAGTGCCCCAAATGTCATTAAAGACTTTGAGGGCGTCAGAGTGATTGAAGGGGGGGTAGGTGAGATAGATAAAAAGAGGGATCCGACATTGAGTCATTTAACAGATGCTTATGGTTATCGGGTTTGGTATGAATATCCGCTTAAAAAGCGCTATGAGCCTAGTGGGCAAAAATACCACCGATAAGGACAAAATATGCAACGTAAGAGAAAACGAAAGAACGCGAAAGTTAAAAAGAGGGTGCCTAAGCCAAAGGCTAAACCGGATCAACCCCCTGTTCAGCAGATGCGGGTAAAACCGTTTTCAGTGATTAGAGACTTATCGGCAATGCCATTTAAAGCGGGGCAAGGGGTAACGCTGGCTGGATGGCAATTTGAAATAACATCGGTGCTTAACAACGGATCAATGAATATGCGACCGATAGGGCGTATTGTGGAGCAAAAAGGGTTAATAGTTGAACCTTAGTCTATGGGATACTATGTATAAAGTTTTTGCAAAAGCGAAATGTCGTGATCGGTAAATTGAGCATCGGGGGGAGGATTTATTCCAATAGTGCGTGACATGATGCTATCTTGTCTTTCATCATGGGCTAGGCCTAATACATGCCCCATTTCATGGCGCATGACCGTAAGCAGAAATTCAGAATCCATTCCCCTGCGTATTTTCATATCAACACTCAAGATTCGATCTTTTAAGACAGTAGGACTGGCATAACCATAAAGAGTTTCGCCTACGGTATTTGGCAAAGGGATGAAATCAGTGATGGCTAGATAACCTCTGGGGGTTTTGAGGGGGAGATCTCCAAGCGCCCATTGCGACCCTAGACCTAATAACTCACACCCGATCAAATGGTTGAGCTCTACTGCGACAATGCGGTAAGCAGCAACAATATGTTTATCGAGATCTGGACCAAAAAAACACCCAATAGGCAGATCAATCTTTTTCCAGGATATGGGATAGCCATCAATTTCTAACAGTGAGGCATCATAACGTGACATGTTGAAACCTCCTAAAAAGTGAAACCCCTTAGCAACACTATTGAAGCTAAGGGGTCTCGGGGTTTAGGGAAACGGAGTTGATCAAAATGGCATATATCTAAGGGTACGGGCCTATTTAGGGCAAAGTCAATGAAAAACAGCTTACATGGCTTTACAGGATTTTATGGGTATGATACCTGCATACCTGTAATCAATCATATCAAGTAGATAGGGATAGCGGGGTCCTCATTTGCGGACTCTATATTTTAGGCCCTATTATAAAGACAAACCAAAAATAAAGGTTAGGATTTTTTGGGGCATGGTGTAAGCTATTGGGGATACCATGCAAAGTAGGAAGGACTAACAACATGCCTGTAAAGGTTTGGAAAACAAAAACCAAATGGTGCGCCAGGTGGGGGAGCAGTGGAAAAATGTATTGTGGTGCATCCAAAGTCAAAGTTGTGAACTTGGCTAAGAAACAAGCTAAGGCGATTTACGCGGCCGGGTACAAAAAGAAGGGATAAGGCATGGTCAAACGTTATAGACTCCCTAATAGTAACCAGGTAGACGATAGGGCACAAAAACAGCGTCTACCTGCGTATGGTGCCTTTAGAAAAAGATCTGCAAAACTTAACCGTCAATTGATGGTGCATTATCAGTTTGACACGGGTGATATCTCAGGGTCTACGGTTGATGATGAAACGACACATAACCGAGATGGTACGCTCGTAAATAGCCCCACCACGGGCGTTGATGGGCCTGTGAGTCAGGCGGTCGAGTTTGATGGCCTAAATGAGCACCAAACAGTTCCTATTGCGGCATGGCCTGGGGCTGAGGGGTCTATTGGTTTTTGGGCGTACGTTACGGATAACACGGGCAGTGTGCGGTTATTCGGAACTGAACATTCTGATGGTAACAATTATGAGGCCCGATTTTCCTCGAGTGCTGACGGCAATGTTAGCTTTACTATGGGAAATGGGACAACAACCAAGACGGTTACCCTTGCCGCAGGATTTGCTTACGCAACTTGGCAGCATGTTGTTGTTTCGTGGGCATGGGATGGCACTAACACGACGATAAAGCTATATGTAAATGGTGCAATAAAAGACACTGACGCAACATTTACAACCCCGGTATCTAATCCTGACATAGGGATGGCGATTGCCAAATGGAATGTAGAATTCTTCAAGGGTCGCATTGACGACTTTAGGATTTATTCGCGGGCAATCAATGAAGATGATGTGCTTGATCTTTACGCATTAGGCACGACAACGCTAACAACCTCTACCACGACCACGACCACGACCACAACCTACCTGTTGTCCGATCAATTTGCAGGGCACTGGACAATGGATACAGCGGATATAACGGGCAACACGATAGAGGATCAAGGATCTGAAGGGAATGACGCAACAATGGCAAACGGACCCACTACTGGTGAAGCTGGTGTAATAAACGAATCCATCAAGTTTGACGGTACAGATGACATAGCAACCGTTTTGGACGACAGTAGTATTAACCCCGGTCCTAACGATTTTTCAATCAGTGCTTGGGTCAAATCTGATAGCGAAACGAATCAAGGGATATTAGACAAAGAAGGTGCTTACAAGTTGCGGCTAACTGCTGAGGGGTCTCTAAGTGCTATCGTGGAGCTTGATGACAGATTTTATAATCCTTATGCGGCTACTAGTGACGGTACTTATTTATATGTGGTGGATTCTGGCAACAATCGACTACTGAAATACCTGTTATCTGATTTAAGTTTTGTAGCTAAAATCGGCTCGAGCGGATCTGGGAACGATCAGTTTAGCACCCCTTATGGGATAACGACGGACAATACCTATCTATATATCGCGGATAAGGGTAATCATCGTATTCAAAAACGGTTATGTTCTGATTTAAGTTACTCAGCTAAAATAGGGTCAAGTGGTAGTGGCGACGATCAATTTAGCGATCCACTAGGAATAACTACTGATGGAACCTATGTTTACGTTTGTGATTCGGGTAATGATAGGATTGTCAAACGGGCCTGCTCTGATTTGTCGTATGATAGCAAACTAGGGACAACGGGTAGTGGTAATGACCAATTTGATCAGCCGTGGGGTATTACTACTGACGATACTACCCTTTATATAATGGACAGTAATAATGATAGGGTTAAAAAACACCTATGCGCAGATTTGTCCTATGTGGCTGATTTGGGCAGTACTGGATCAGGCGATGATCAGTTTAGTGGTCCTGCTGAGATATGGACTGATGATACTAACATATTTATTGCAGACCGAAACAATAACCGTATTCAAAAACGGTTGTGCTCTGATTTAAGTTATGTGGCTAAAATTGGGTCCAATGGATATGGTGACGATAATTTTAATTATCCTAGGGGTATTTGCGGGTACGGATCGCATGTTTACGTGTTGGATACTAATAATCATCGGGTTGTAAAACGGTTGATCTCGGATTTAAGTTATGTATCTGAGATATCTTCTAGCAGATACGGATCGGGTAACAATCAGTTTAATTTACCACAAGGTAGTGCTAATGATGGGACTTATCTGTATATAACCGACGCTGGCAACCATAGGCTCGTAAAAAGACGGTTATCAGACTTTAGCTATGTTACTTCTATTGGATCAAATGGTAGTGGGGACGATCAATTCAGCTTACCTGCGGATATAACCTGTGATGGTATTTTTCTTTATATCGCGGATAAGGGTAATCATCGTATTCAAAAACGGTTATGTTCTGATTTAAGTTATGATTCAAAAATCGGATCAAGTGGTAGTGGTAATGATGAATTTAATGATCCTTGGGGCATCACAAACGATGGTACTTATCTTTATGTTGCTGACACAGGTAATAGTCGCATAGTAAAAAGGCTATGTTCTGATTTAAGTTATGATTCGGAAATAGGGTCTAATGGTAGTGGTAATGATGAATTTGGTAAGCCTAGAGGAATCCTACATGATGGTACACATATCTATGTTATGGATTCCTTTAACCATCGTATCGTTAAGCGCTTAGCTTCAAATTTAAGCTATGTCTCTAAAATAGGGTCAAGTGGTAGTGGCAACGATCAATTCAGCTATCCTAGAGGCGCGTCTAGTGATGGTACTAATTTGTATGTAACCGATCAAAATAATAGTCGGATCCATAAACGTTTACTGTCTGATTTGAGTTATGTTAGCAAGGTTGGTTCGCTTGGTAATACTACCAACCAATTTAATAACCCGTGGGGCATTACTGTTGATAGTGGTTATTTGTATATTACGGATCTCTATAATCAACGCGTAGTAAAACTACTAGCGTCGGACCTTAGCTACTTTGATCAGCTTGGTTACAATATCGTGGTATGGTCTGACGATGCTATTTATGGGGATGGCATTTGGCACCATGTGGTTTTGGTCATTGATGTGGGGGCCACGGCAAAACTCTACATTGATGGCGTTGCGCAAACGAGTGTTGATATCTCGAAATACAACAACAATGTGTCTAGCACCGATGACCTCCTGTTCGCGGTAAATGCTAATGACGAATACCTAAATGGCAACCTTGACGATATCCGTATTTACAACCGTGCATTGAACCAAACTGAAGTAACTGCATTGAGGAATATGTGGTCACTCTACGATGGTTTAGTTGGCCACTACACCATGGACGATGTGGATATATCGGGGACTACGCTAACGGATAGAGGTAGTGGGGGAAACGATGGAACGTTGGTTAATACACCTGGTACGGGGCAACGAGGACCTATCAATGAGGCTATACGATTTAATGGGTCGAATGAGCGGATTTCGGTACCGTTAGCAGCGTGGCCGGGAACAACGGGTTCTATTAGTCTGTGGGCAAAGCAGACAGGTACGGGTCCTGATGGTAGACTATTTGGTACGGATGAATCAAATGGTTATGAGCACCGCTTTTATTCGGGGTCAGATCCAAATTTATCCTTTACGGTGCATAATGGTGTCGGTCAATCTAATGTGTCAGATGCCACATCATTTAGTTATGGGGTTTGGCACCATATTGTTGTCACATGGTCATACGATGGCACGACTAATACCACACTAAAGCTTTACATAGATGGTGTCATTAAGGATACAACCGTAGTATCGGGGACTCTTGTCACTCCTGATACTGCTATGGATATTGGTTACTGGAACACACACTATTTTGACGGTGAGATTGATGATTTCAGATTTTATAATAGAGCCCTCAGCACCGACGAAATAACCGAACTTTATGAAATGGGTTTAATTACCAATGGCCTAGTCTGTCATTATTCCATGGATGATGCTGACATTTCAGGCACTACACTGACTGATAGAGGTAGTGGGGGTAATGATGCAACACTGACAAACACACCCACCACGGGGGAAGTGGGGGTTCATAACGAAGCACTCTCGTTTGATGCATCCAATAGCGAATACATTTCGGTTCCTGTCGCTGCGTGGCCTGGTACGACTGGGTCGATGAGTCTATGGCTCAAGCTGACAGATAATACAGATAATACACGATTTTTTGGGACTTCCCACAGTTCAGGCGCTAATTCTGAACTACGATCTTATTCGACTGAAGACGGTGATCTGAAATTTTATTTTCCGAATGGATCTGGAGTAGACTATTGCGGATCAAGTACCTCCCAAGATCTTGCTTCATATGGTGTTTGGCATCATGTGGTAGTTACCTGGGAGTATGATGGATCTGTTAATACGACGGCTACCATGTACATTGACAACAACGTAGGTGACGTTGTTATGACCTTAGCAGGGCCTGTGATAGTTCCTGATACAGCTATATGGTTATCTAGGTGGAATGCTTTATATATGAATGGATTCATCGATGATTTTCGTCTATATAACCGAGTCCTGTCTGCTTTTGAGATAGATAAGCTTTATAAGATGTATACTGCTGGTGATGGGTTAGTCTGTCATTTGTCTATGGATAGTATCGATATCTCGGGAACAAATCTGACTGATAGGGGTAGCGGCGGAAATGACGCGACGTTGACGAACACACCAACAACTGGAGAAGACGGACCTATCAATGAGGCAGTGTTATTTGCTGCAGCCTCGAGTGAGTATATATCCATACCTGTTGCTGCATGGCCTGGTAGCACTGGATCGGCTAGTTTTTGGGCTAACGTTACAGATAACACGGGTAGTGGTCGATTATTTGGTACAGATCACAGTAGTGGCGATGATTACGAAACGAGGATATTATCATCTGATGATGGAGAATTGTATTGGTATATGGGCGATGGATCAGGTGTTCAGGCTGCGTACACACTAACAGATTTTAGCTATAGTGTTTGGCATCACGTAGTTGCAACATGGGCATGGGATGGGGCAAACACTACTATAAGATTATACGTTGACGGTGCCGAAGTATCTAATTCGCCTAATTCCACATTAACAGGGCGCGTATCAGTACCTAATAGTGCAATATACATAGGTCGGTGGGGCTCATCCTACGTCAACGGTTCAGTTGATGACTTTCGACTGTATGATCGCGTATTGACTTTAACTGATGTTAACAGCCTCTATACTCAGTGGTCAGTAACCAAGGGCCTAATTGGCCATTACTCAATGGATGACGTGGACATATCCGGCGCGACGTTGACAGATCGTGGTAGTGGTGGAAACGACGGTACGTTAACCAATACGCCGACAACGGGGCAGCTAGGACCTATCAATCAGAGTATTAGCTTTGCAAGTGGTGCAAGTGAGTACATAAACATAGGTGATGAAGCTGATCTAGAGTTTTCTAGCGGTGATTTTAGCATGTCTTGTTGGATCAAGTGCACAAGTGCTTTAGATGGTACACCTGTAACTAACTACACTATTTTTAGTAACGAAGTTTTTGAAACGTCTGGATGGTTGGTCAGAGTACAAAATGGTGCGGTGGGTGTAGCTGGGAAAGTGGATGTAAGGACAAGTCAATCAGGTGCATCCGATACTGTCACTACCACAAACAAAGTAATTACGTCTAAGGTGTGGAAACATGTGGTTGTGGTTGTGTCAGGGGGCAATATTTATATTTATATAAATGGATCTGCCGTTGCCACAGATAGCGCAACGATTGACTCCCCTGACGCGGGTGCAGGTGTTGCGGGTATTGCAGGAAATGCTGCTCAGTATTTCTTAGGCAATATTGACGATATGCGTTTTTATACCCGTGCATTAACTGCTACTGAAGTATCAGAACTCTATGCTTTAGGTGACGCACCGACAACCACTACGACAACAACAACCACGACAACAACCACAACGACAACAACCACGTTATAAAGAGGGGATCCCATGGATAATACCAAAGTTATCATAACAGGGGGTTGCGGTTTTATTGGGCACCACTTTGTTGAGCATTTTTTAAGAAACACAACATGGGATATTATTGTTCTTGATAAGCTTACCTATGCTTCTAATGGTTTTGATCGGTTGAGGGATATTGAAGCATTCAATGATCAACGTGTTAAAGTCTTCACAGTAGATTTAGCACAAGGTATTGAGCCAGATCTTATTGCTGAGATGGGTCCTGTATCTTACATCCTTCATTTAGCTGCTGAAACGCATGTAGACAATAGCATTGAGAACCCTAAAGTATTTGTGATGGCTAATGTGGTAGGTACATGTGGTATTTTAGAATACGCAAAAAGTCATATGAGGTGCTATCCTAATCAATTAAAAGCGCTCCAATACTTTTCCACCGACGAAGTGTTTGGGCCGGCGTTGATGCCGGGGCAGTGGGTAAAAGAAAATGAAGGTGCCTATGAAAATGGGGATAGTCTAAGCTTGCGCTATCTTTATCAGGAGTGGAATAGATACAATTGTACTAATCCTTATTCGGCTACAAAAGCCGGCGGGGAAGAGTTAGCGCTAGCCTACGCCAACACGTATAAAGTGCCTCTATTTATTACCCATACAATGAATTGCATAGGGGAAAGGCAACATGCAGAAAAGTTTATCCCCACAGTGATCCGTAAAGTCATGTCGGGCGATGAAGTTTTAATCCATTCCGATGCCAAAAAGACTAACAGTGGGAGGCGTAGTTATATTCATAGTCGGAACGTAGCAAGTGGGGTGCATACCCTACTTTTCAAGCATGTCAACCGGGAAAAATATAATATTGTGGGGGAGCAGGAAATCGACAACTTGGGGCTTGCGCAATTGATCTCAGATATCATAGGCAAACCTCTAAAATACGCTCTAGTAGACTTCCACAGTTCTAGGCCTGGTCATGATTTGAGGTACGGGCTGTGTGGCAGAAAAATGGAAAGATTGGGCTGGAGGCCCCCTGTGGAGTTTACCAGGAGTTTAGAAAAGACCGTACTATGGACTCTTGATCACCCGCGGTGGTTCCAATTAGGAAAAAAGGCTGATGACTAGACGTAATGATTCTTTAGCTATTGGGCAGTTGGTGGCTTATTCATTGCTCAATAAGCCTTACATCTGGGGAGGGGATAACCCTGCCGAAGGATTGGATTGCAGTGGGCTTGTAATTGAGATTCTAAAAAGTATGGGAGTGCTGCCCCCAAAAGGTGATTGGACTGCTCAAGGTCTCTATGAATACTTTATGGATAGTGAAATAGATCCTAGTGAAGTAAGGGAGGGCTGCTTGATTTTTTGGCGTGGCAGTTCAGGCCGGGCAAACCATGTAGAATATGCTTTAACTCCTGATTTGTCGATAGGGGCAAGAGGGGGTAATAGCAGAGTCAAGACAATAAATGATGCCTTAAAGTATGGTGCGTTCAGTAAGATTAGACCCTGGAAATCTAGGAAAGGTAGGCGTATCAAAGCGCTTATTGATCCTTTTTTATAACCCCTAGCCAAAAGGATGGAAACCCATGGCAAAGAAAGCAAGAAAACCGAAAGACAAAGCACGATTGGCCAGAAAAGCAGCACGTATTAAACGTAAAAAAGCTAAGGCACTCAAAGTGCAGGAACAGGCTAAGGCTAAGGCTGTAAAGAATCCGCCAACACCCCCTAAAAAATAAAGGGTAGACCAAAACCTATTAAACCCTTTCAAAGGAACGCAAGATAAATGCCGATTTATGACCGCTATACAATGTCTATCAGTGAGCTAGAAGCCACACATGACCTTTATGATCAATACAGGTCTTTTTGGGACTTTATGCTTGCTTCCTATGAAGGGATGCGGGCATTAGTAGCTGGGGGTTTTGCTATAAAGCGTAATGAACGTGAAAGTTATAATAATTACATGCGACGTGTCCGTGAGGCTTTTGGATTTAATTACTCTGCAAGTGTTGTAGAGATATTCAATTTCTACCTTTTCAAGTCCCCTGCAAAACGGGATATGGGTCCATTGTCAGAAGATAAACAGTGGAATGCCTTTGAAAGAGATTGTAATCTCTATGGGGATAATTTCCTAGTCTGGTTGCTCGAGAGTCAACGGTGGGCGGGTGTTCTAGGTCATGTTGGAGTCTTGGTAGATAAGAGCTCCAAGAGGTACCAGACCGCAGAGGAGGAGCTTAATGCAGGGGTTTACCCCTATGTTGCACGGTACTTTCCGCAGAACATCCTGGATTGGGAGTATAAGCGGGATGATAACAATCGCCCTTATCTAAGTTATATCAAGGTCAGAGATGATAACGGGTATTATCGTATATGGACTTCTGAATATTGGACACGGTTTTATATCCCACAAGATCTACAAACGACTAAAACGACCACTAGGGATGTGGACACTGGCAAACTGAGGGGGGGCCTAACGATAACTACGGGTGGTGAGCAGGCTATTGAAAGTGAGGCTAATGGGGATAATCCCTTTTATGATGCATCAAGAGATCGTGGGGAGATACCTTTCGTATGGCTCTATAATGTCAAGTCCAAAACACGACCGATTGGGGTTTCGGACATTAAGGATGTGGCCTATATCGATAGGAGTATCATTACAAACCTATCTGAAGGCGAGGAGGTTATTACTTACGGGGCGTTTCCTATGATGCGAAAGCCTATGGAGGAAATGGGGGCGGGTGCCTCAGGTGTTGGTGGCCAAGATGACGCGGGTCCTACTGCGGTACTAGAGTTTGACCCTGATAAGCCTGACTCAAAACCTGACTGGTTGGAATCTAAAGTTGCTGAACCCATTGATGCTATTTTGCGCTGGATTGAGCGTAAGGCCTCGGAGATTTACCGCACAACGAATATTGGGGGGATGGCAGCAACTGAAATCCAAAGTCAAGCGCGATCGGGTGTGGCGCTAAAAAGTGAGTTCCAATTGCTCAATGGAAAACTAGTTAGTAAGGGTAACAATGTAGAGGAAACGGAACTGAACATTAAAAAGTATTGGTGTTTATGGCAGAACAGGCAAGACGCTATTTCAGAAATTACGGTAGAGTGGCCTGAAACGTATGATGTGGTGGACTTATCAGAAGACCTGGCTAACGCCCTAACAGCCAAAACGATCGTTAACTCTAAAACCTTCGTTAGTGCTATTCAAAAGCAGGTAGCGCGGGCTATGCTGCCTAATGCGGATAATAACTTGCTTTCGGATATTGATGGTGAGATTGACAAAGACGCGGAAAATCCAAAACCTCCCCCAATTGATGTATCGCAAGTGTTACCTGAGAATAATCAAAACGAGGATGGCGACAATCCAGAGATGAATAAAAAAGGTAACTCCCAACCAAAGGATCAAAAATAGCAGATGCCACGTATTACCCCTATGACCAAGCATACAATTCAATGCGGGAGTCCGGCACCTGCAAATGAGCGGTTTGATTTTCCCAATTGTACCTTTTTAGGTGGTGTGAGCGATCAACCGTTTACCGCATTCCATATTTGGGAAAAATTCTTTATGCGGTACCAGGCAACCATTAAACGGTTTGTTGAATTTGGGTGTGATCAAGGCAACACAAGCGTTTACTTCGTACTATGGTGCCATCAAATGGGGGCAGATTATTACGGGTATGATAAACGTGATGTGAATCTTTATGACAATAGCCCGGTCAAGAGGCTGATTAAGCTGAAAAACAAGATGCGAATTGGTAATGGGTATAAAAAAGCTGAAGAGATAAAAGGTATCCTTAGACAAAAAGGGCAATCGGTTATATTTACAGATTGCATTGATAAGCCCTGGGAGTTTATAACATTTGCACCAATGCTGAAGAAAGGGGATGTGCTAGCTATTCATGATTGGGATCGCGCTATTTTTGATGATTGGGTTAGCGATACTATGCGAGCTATTGAACCTTATACGCTCCTTTATGAGAAACAAAGAAAGCAATTAAGAACTCTCACGCGTTTCTTTCTAAAAGGGTAGCTATGCCCCCTACGATTAAAGAAATAGAGGAACGTGCTGAAAGTCTCACACGGGAATTAGACCGGGCGATTGAGGATACACAAGGTATTCTGGCCAAAACGATAGAAAGCCTTGAGGCGCGTATTTTGGTTGCCTTTAAAGAACTCAAAACAACACCAGCGGGCACCTTGATCGGGCCTAAAGTAAATCTTAAACAGGCTCAAGAAATCCATAAACAACTTATCAAGCACTTTGAAGACTCTTATAAGGAGGGAGTAAAATCCCTGAATGGATTTGATAAAGTTGCTCGAGCTATCCAGAACAATTGGCTAGATGTAGATAATGCTATTGAGTTTACGGGTATTGATAAGCAGATGATGCGGACCCTAAAAAACCAAAAAGTGGCGGAGTTCATAGAATTTGGGAATGCCGCTCGAGAACGCATAGCGGGGGCCATGTATGACCATGTTGTAGGCCATGCGCCTTATTCCGAATTAGTGGATGAAATGAGGTCTGTCTTAGGCACAGGCCTTGATAAACGTGGAAATAACATGGCCCGATACGCAGATCTTTGGTCGAATGACTCGATCATGAACTTTCACCAGGCCGTATCAACGGATAAGGGAAACTCAGCAGATCTGAGGTCCTACCTTTATTATGGCAATATCATGAAGACCTCTAGGCCATTTTGTATTGACCGGGCGGGGAAGGTATTTTCACGACATAAGATCAATAGCTGGAATGACATGTCGTGGAAGGGCAAACGGGGTCCGGCGATGGTTTATCGCGGTGGGTGGAACTGTAGGCACCATTGGATGCCTGTAAATCCTGAGTGGATTGAAGACGGGGAGATTGAGCGGCAGGACTACTTTGATGAGGAGGGGATCGAAATTGCCCGTGGAACAACCCTACCTGATAAACAAAAAAGTGGGACACGGCCGAAAAAA